CCTCGCGATGCTACTCGAACCCGCGCTTGCTTCACAACTCCAGATGAATCGTAGTCCCAATAGGGGCTGTAATATGCTTCTCCGTTATTACCCACAATGTTGGACATGGTATCTCCTTTGGCCAAGGGGTATATCCGTCTGTCAATATCACAATCGCTTCCGGCTTGAGGTTGTTCTTCACAACGTAATCAAAGATCACACGCATGTCCGTACCGCCACCACCATGCAACTCTGTTATAGCCCCTAGCTGGTCTAGGGAACCTTGGTCGAAGACCTTGTGTGACTGTATGGTAGCGTCACACTCGATCAAATGCAACACCTCTGGCATAACAATGTTGCATATAGCCACAAACTCTGAGACGAAAGCAGATGCCACCGGCCCATTCACGCTGCCACTTGTATCCATCCCATTCACCAAAGACCCCATGCTCTCGCTGATGCTCGACGGCATGTACAAGTCCTCTCCCAACCATCTGCGGTTAGGCCTTCTCCATGTGCTGTCGTCATGCCCCTGAGATACAGAAGACATGAACTCACGCATCTGCTCACGCCAGTCGATCTTAGGAGCGGTTAACTCACCAATCAGCTTGCTCTCTTCGCCTCCCATCTTGCCAGCCATGAGAGCACCTTGACGAATAGCTTGGTCGATCTCTGCCGCAACTGCCTCCTTCTCCTCATCAGTTAGCTCATCGAAGTTATGTTCGTCAAAGCCCCCTCCTCCTTCCTCCCCCTGATCCTTCAGCCTACGGTACACTTCGCCTGTGTCCATCCCTCTGTACTGCTCGTCCACTAAGGCACAGTCAGGGAGTTTGGTGAAGTCTTTGTGCTTTTTAGACAGGTCTAAAATTTCGAGGTTGATAACGTAGTCTGCTGCCATGTTCGCTAGCTTAGCGTCCTCTTTCCACAGGTGCTTCCAGAGCCATGCGTGAGAGTATGCCTTATGAAGATTCTCGTGTAGTACCACGGCAGTGAGTTCAGCATCACTCAGCCCCTCTACAAACCCACGGCCATACATAACATCACGCCCATTAGTACATGCTGTAGGAATGTCATCCTGCACCGTACTTTCCCCCACCATGACCAGACCACTGAATGCCATCGTAGCCTGATGTGACATTAACCTTACGTGACTCTTCTGTATCCGTTGTTCTGCTGTTAAGTTCATCACTCTTCTCCTTTGATCTTGGCAAAATCTTGTGGACTCATCACTGTATCGTCCTCCTCTCTATCTTTTATCGCACATGCCCATGCTGTATAGGTATCGTTGTCCACTCCTCGTGCATCGAAGGTAATATCTTTCACTACCTCGACGTTTCCGACTTCGTACTCCCTTAATGCGCTAAGCGTCCCTGCTCTATGGTTCGCCGGGTATTGCATGTCTATTCTATGGGCATGTTCAGCTAACAATGCCTGCACCTTATGCGCCACTTCCAATGGCATGACTAGATCGTAGTACCCGAAACTTATCTTACCCAGTATTTTCTTGTTCATTCTCGTACTCCTCGCCATGTAATAGGTCATCAACACATGTTTTTAGACCGTCTAATTTTTAGCAATCAATAATATAAACCTTTCTGGCGGGGTCTACAGCGTTTACCCAAGCCCCCACCCCCTCGACATACCTATACTCTGGCAACATACGGATAAATATAAGCGCCTCTCTTTGCTTATCAGTTAACGTGTCTACATATTTCTCGGTGGCGGAGTAGGCTAAACTGATAAGCGCTGAATATGTACTGAATATTTCTTCCCTAGAAACCTCTTTTATTCTCAGAGTGTACATATCGACCACTTCCTTACCAATAATACCTATCCACAACAACTCCCGCTCTTCCATAGCCCACCTCAACTGAAAAGGAAAGAATTTTTTGAAGCCCACGAAGTAAATCCCTTATGTGTCGTAGCAATACCTACCTTAGCTGACCGCATAATAGACCTAGCAAACAGCGCCTGCACCTCCTTACCCATTCTCTGTACGTACACCATCCACGCATCGAACGTACCACGCTCAATCCTCTGCACTGCCTTGGCTACCATCATGCAACACGCCGCTGCACCCTTGGGAATCTTGGTGTCCTCTGGGTTTTTAATCACAGCTTCCCACGATGGAAGCGTATCGTTAAGTTTTACAAGAGTGAGGATGTCCATCGCTGCGGCTTCGCCTACCACACCCATCAGTGCATGAATACGAACGTCATCGGGCAGGTTCTCGGTAGCTTTGAGCACATCGCTGGCCTTTTCCATGCCTCTATGCGTAACGAACGCTGTCCTCGGTGACTTAGGATGGTTGATGTAATGATTGGTATTCGGGTCTTCCACATTCTCAAAGCTCTCAAACATCTGAGGGAACTCAATAGCCGTACCAAGAATAGTAGGATGAATACCCGCATTGATGCCGTACACCTCTACCCACTCCATGCCTGTGTACTTTCTGATCTTTGCTTGGCACATTCTACTTCTGGCATGTGCTGGTATGTTATCGCCCAGCCCTTCTATTGCTAGGTTTGTCGTAGCAAAGACAATGCTTCCTTCAGGCAAGGCGTACTTGCCAAGCTTTCTCTCGTGGATAATCCTAAGCAATGTGTTCATCACTGCCTTACTGCACTTGCCTAGCTCGTCAATCATCAATAGCACAGGCTGAGTCAAATGGAACCCAAGGTACTCATTAGGTAGGAATGACACAGAATCAGTACCTACCTTGGGCATCATGATGTCACCGACATCTAACAAAGGCGCATCCAAATATACCGGATGATGCTCTGGGAATCTTTGCTTCAGCATACCCAGCATGGCGCTCTTGCCGATGCCCATTTCCCCACTGAAGAGGCATGTCACCTTATCACCCACAGCAGCTACCAAGTCAGATGCCTGTGCCAGTGTGAGTGAACCGTAAGTCTTGTTAATCTTGCTCATGTTTTTAGACCGTCTAAATATCCACCAAGTAAGGCTTGGCTCCTTCAACTGAGTATATATTATACTACGTTTTTTCTATCTTTGTCAATGCCCTCATACCAGACTGAACTTCTCCAGCAAATGATCCAGTTCCTTCTTCGTCTGCATACGAGAGCCTTCGTCTTTCCTCAAGTCCTTGGCATCACAATACTCGACGGTATTTCTCAACTCCCTTCTCATCTGCTCAATCTCTGGATCACCTGTTAGATTCAAGTCACCCATTGCATCGCATAGTTCAAGGCAAGTCTCAATCGTGCTCTCATGAACTCTTCCTTTTGTGCCATCAGGCTCGATGCGTAACTGATTCGATAGCTTTGACACAGCATCCTTCACTCGATCTCTAACGTCCTGCATCGCGTCAGCTATGCGCTTCTCCTGCGCCTGCTCGAACTCCCAGCGTAACTGCTCCAGTCCTTCGTTACCAATATCAATGCGGAAATCACCCGACTCAGGCAATGGATAGATGTTGTAGTGCATCTGAAATTTGTGGCGAATCTCCGACACGTCTGGGTAGTCGTCTACGTTGAACAACGCACCCAACTCGAACTGTGCCGACTGGATAATTGTTTTGTACTCTTTCTCGAACTCATCGACCAGTGCATCTCGAATACTCTGATGCTGTTGTAGCTCTTGCATGTAATCGAAGTAGCCTTTGGTGGGCAGCAAGCGCGGCCCCCGATCAGACCAAGGTAGAGTACGCGAGGCGTGCCATTGGCGAACCAACACATCCTGGCTCTGAATAGAAGCTAGTTCCTTGCAGTTAGCGAAGAGGTTCTTCTGATACGTCCCAGCACGGGACTTGGCGTGCTTGGCTCCTGCTACCTCATCGGACACAGCCCTATCTTGTTTCTTGCCTTGATACCCTTTTATGGTTAGATCGACCAGCATGGCACTGGATGAAATGGTTACGTTGTTTGCGTTGCTCATTGTGTTTCTCCAAAAAATTAGACCGTCTAAAAAATCACCACCAGTATGGTGGTGGCACACCTTTGCTCCACTGAGCGAAGTCTTTGGTGTGGTAGTAGGCACGGTATGCCTTCACTGGGTTTGGGTTACGAAACTCTTCCGGCATTGCCTGAGCAAATGACGTTGGGCCTATGTCTGGCAGTGTGCCGATCCACTCTTTACACTCTCTCACTATATCTTTGATGACCTCCCACGATTTGTGGTTGTGTTGCTTGCCGTACCTGATTCTGTACTGTGTGTTTAATTCTTTCGCATGTTCTGTCAGCCACCAGAAGTTGTCGATGCTGGCACGAGTCCAGATGGTACATGGATGGTTGAGGTGCGCTGTCTTATAAGGAGTGACTTGCTCTCCTGCCTTGTAGTTGAGTGCACTGCACAGCATTTGTGCCGACTCCAGTATCATCTTGTTGACGTGCTTATCGCACATCATGATTGCAGATAGCCTAGGGTCGTAGTCGAGTACGAAGATGTTCATAAAATTAGACCGTCTAAAAAGCCACTGCGTAAGGCGCAGCACCCTTGTCTCTTGGTATATATTATATACCTTTTCTGTATCTTTTGTCAAGTGGGGTTAGCCTCCACCCCAAGGTCTACGGCATCGGGTGAGAGAGGGGCATGGAGCCGCAAAGTCCCAATCCGTAGATGACGTGGTTATTCAGCAAGTGGGCCACTCACGCCTTACGCCCTTTTGTTATTCTACGCTATCTTCTTCCTGTGCCAAGGCCCAGTCGCTTGCCAGCCTATCCAGCACAGCAACGTCTAAGTAGCCGCGTATGTCCTGCATGGTTTTCATGTCTACCACCTTTATTATGTACGGCTCCCCATAGATGAACTCGCCCTTCACATAGCACTCCTTCTCTTCTATGCCTATGTATGCTCGCATTACAATTCTCCTCTTTTCTCTGCCTCGGTCATTATGTAGTCTGCGTGGTCAGCCCAAATGCCAGCGTACACTTCCATTACTTCCTCGTCTGCATTGCCCGCTTCAACCAGCATACGAATGGTAGGATGATCGGGTTCGCCCTGCTCCTCCTCAATGTCCAGATAGTCTGGGTCGCGTGGGTCGAGCCGAGAATAAAAACGTACTTCTGCTCTTGTCATGTTCATTGTGCCTCCTCCATTTTTAGACCGTCTAATTTTTGAAGCCAGTTGTTAAGCTCTTCCTGTGGCACACGCGCCGTCAATGGATAGCCCATCCTCTTCTTCCACTGGGTGATGTGCTTACTCGTTGTGACGCTCCACTTTCTATCTGTCTCAATGAACCCCAAGCCGGGGATATAGCCTGCCACAGGTGTGCTATATGATTGAAGGAACTGTGCGCCGTTCTCATAGGTCACTTCCCAAGCACTTTGTTTGTTTATTCTTTTCATTGTGTGTTTCATTGTTCTTCTCCTATAGTTCTACTACGATCCAGTCCTTGCCCTGCTCTATATAGCATGTGCAGGCATTGCCAAAGCACGGGGCATACACACGCCGCAGTCTATTGTTGTGTTTCACCATGTACCGTGTTGGGATTCTTCTACCATAGCCGGAGGCGTTGGCATACCGCACGGGCTTTTCAACACAAAAAGGGAAATAAATTCTGTCTACAATAGCCATTGCCTTACTCCTCAAACCCAAAGTTCTGTTTCTCTTCATCACTCATAAGCTCGTCGCACAGCGCCCACAAGTCGCCATCTTGGTACAGCCTCCAGACGTACTCGCCCTCTCTATACTCCGCCTTATTGAGTATCTGGTCCCATGCTTCCCAATAGTCATGGTTGTCTGGTCCTTCTGCACAGGTGTTAGCCGCCCAAGACTCAGGGTCTATGCTCCACTCGGTAATGTCACAATTAGCAACAAAGTCACGGGGGATATACTGCCCACGCGCATCGCTCAACAGGCACTCAACTGCATCTAACTTGCTCATCTTATCTCTCCGTTTTTAGACCGTCTAATTTGTCGGTCTGTGTCTACTGCATGGGGTGCAGCGCCCTGTCTTCTCGACTTGGTATATATTATATACCTTTTTTCTACCTTTTGTCAAGCCAACGGCTTTTTAGACCGTCTAAATATGTGCCGTCCTTGGCCTTTCTTCCTTCACTTCATGGTATATATTATATATGTTTTTCCTATCTTTGTCAAGTCACCAGTCGTAGCCGCTGGCGTCTAAGTTATTTATGCGATTGTCATAAGGTATTTTGTTTATGTGCGTGATTCGTTTTGGCACAGGGGCTCCGTAGTACCATAGCCATGCCAGCTTGTGTGCGGCATGTGTTCCTCCACACAAATTTATAAAGACACCCCCTTTGGCATTCTCCTTACCTGCGATATCCCCGCGCTCTCTACCGTGACTTCTGTCGTCCTGTGCCCAGCGGAACTCTCCGGTGTACTCGTCATAGTCCAGCACTGAATGTAGATACGCCTGTGTTAGCTCTTTCTTCATATCATACTCCTTTCATCAAACTTATTTTCATGGGTTGGTATAAATCCGTTGTCTCTACGCTGTACATGCTTCGTTCTATATGTGCTCCTGTTTGTGTTACGTCTATCTTCCACGGCACTTGCCCCGGTATTAGTATCCCCGCCTCGAACTTGTCCAGCACCTCCATCATGGTTGTCTTTGTTACGATATGGCTCCCCCCATCCTCTGGCATGGTGCCCCAATAAGCACGGGTATTGTCTATGATGGCTTGTGGCAGGGGGGTTAGCCCGTTGCTGTCTCTCCACCCAATGTCTCGCACTCGGAGATTGTTTTTTGCTGGGGCATTGCCCCTCGCCGCGTCGATAACGCCCGCCATGTACCGAGAGTATGACTCTTTGTAAACTCTGTAGTCCCACGTATATTTGACATCGTAAGGTGCGTTCACCCACTTTTTGAGCGATGGGCAGGGGACAATGTAATACTGAAGGGCGTCATTGTTGCTACCTTCTACGAACAATCCAACAGGACTCACTCCACGCGGTACAGCTTCCAAATTTAGCTTCTTTGTACGCGAAAAACCACAACGCCTGAAATCCCCGTTCAACATACCGGCATGGATGAACATGTCTATTTCTGGTAGGTACAAACTATGATTGATAGGAGTTGTGGTTTTTGGGTGCTTTTCCTCATTTTTAGACGCGTCTAAAAATTTCAACATCGCCGCTTCTATATAAGGAGTGAGGAGGGGCACAAGGGCTTGTGCGAGGGTGTGGAGTTTGGCATTTTCGTCTGGTTGGTGGGTCATTGTTAGCTCCGTTATTTGTGTTGAAAAATGGGTGTAATAATCATAATGTTATGAAAGTGTTTTGGGCCTCCTGTTTGTTTGAAGGTTGGGGAAGGGTACAGCAAAAAAATTGGAGTGTCAAGGAAAATAACAAACAAGAAGCGCAAAACACAATCATAACATATTATGAAAGTGAGGAGGAAAATTGGGGCGGGATTGGTGTATTAGGAAAGGCTAATGTCAGGAGCGACGCGGGTTGTGGAGAGAGCGTTATGTTAGTTAGTATTATTACGTTAGTTATACCAGATTTAACTCTAATAGTATAGAACGCTACGAAAAATGGACACCCGAGGAATCATCACTTGGGGAGCTAATCCTGACATAACTAACATAATAATAATAATAACAATAACAAAAGAAAAATTAGAAAATAAAAATCCCCAACCAAAAAACCAATTAAGATTTTTTCTCCTCCCCCTCCCGACCCGTGCCCCTCCCCAGCCCTTCGGCCTAGTTCCGTAGAAAGAAAACTGGCTTCAAAAATTTAGACGTCGAAAACCTTCGGGCGCAAAAAAGCCCCGCTCCAGCGGGGCTTGATGGGTTACAGACCTGATGCTAGCAACAGCAACAGGAAAACTAGATATGCCTTGACTTCATCGCTCATGCCTTGCCCCCCTTGCCGTTTAACATCACGTCGCGGGCCTCAACCAAACAACGTGTCACTATGGCGACGCTAGAATCTAAGCACATTGCCAGAATAGGCGCGAACTCACTACGAAAAGCGTCGTTCTTGAAGAGCTGATCTAGCAAAATGGTGCAGTGCTCCCTAGGGCTAATGGGAGGCTCACTATCGCCCGCTACATTGGGCCTCACTATCTCACCCTTGACCGCATCCTTTTGCGCCGCTACGGGCTTTGCAGAGGCCGCTTTGGAGGGTTCTTGTACGATGGGTGGGATTAGACTATCCACAGCCTTTTGAAAGGCCTCCAACTTTGCCGGTGGTGTGGGTGCCGCATCCGTCTGTGGGCTAGGAGTTTCTTCTTTAGGTTTATGCACCTTTCCATAGGTGTTAGGCACGACAACCCCGGACCATGAAATCCACGTCTCACGCTTGCGCAGTCTGTCAGCGTTTTGCTCAGTAGGTAGAATTTTGTACTCGAAACTTGTTTTCAGTACGCCAAGCAGTCCATCAACATCTTTCACCTCAGCGGCGATAATCGCCGCCTTTATATCCTTGCCCAACTTTGTCCATTTGTCATCCTTGTGTTCCTTGAAGAACGGCACGATAGCCTTTCTCAATTCACTGTTTGCCGATACTAAACCCGCCTGTTCCTCCTTGAGCGCGGCAATCCTTACAGCATTGCCAGAGTATGCGAGACAATCGGTAACGAAAGCCTCAACGGGGGAAAGTTCTTTTACTTGTGCGTTCATGCTTGTGTCTCTCAATCAAAACCCGCGTAACCGACGCGGTTCGGTGGCTGGTTTTCCAGCGTGGCCATAGAATATCACTAACTTTTTTCGATTGTCAACCCAGTATTTTCTAGACCGTCCAAAAATCGAAGCGCCTTTAAAGGTATTTAATACTTATATTATACCATACTTCTAGCGATGAAGTCAACGTAAGTGATTGATTTACAAGGGAATAGGGCTGAACAAAGTCGCAAACGATACCCCACCGTACCCGGAGCCCCCGCTGTGTGGATAGGAGTCCCGTGGTGTATGTAGACTATGTTCCATAGCCGCAAATGCCAAAATTTTTGCAAAAAGTGACATCGAATAACCCCACCCCCTGAAGGGAAATTTTTCTAGCGTAGGAGTCCCTACCTCCCCTTGCCTTTATTTTTTTGTTGTGATATTTTAGCGCCTCTGGTTCTCATACCTGCTGATATATGGAAGATTTTGATCTACTGCGTGACCATCCCGAGGCAGATGCCTATCTGCTGTCGTTTGATATTATCTTAGAGTTCTTGGACGTTCCGCCAAGTGCCGCTCTGTTCTTGCCCCCTGAACCAGATCGCGTGTTAACACGCCAAGAGAAAGAGTGGGTGCGAGAGGCAAAGAAAAACCCGGACAATGCAGATATCATCAACAATCCACCTTCGGCTCCAGCGCTTCGTGCCATACAAAAACAACTCGAAACGTACAATGGCCCCATGCCGGTCACGAAGGAGCAATGGCAGAATTACATCATGAAGCAATATTTCACGATGACCAAAGATGCCGATCCAAAGGTAAGTAAGCCCGCGTTAGACGCACTGGCAAGAACCAATATCGTGGGCCTGCACACAGACGTGCAGGAGATAAATATCAACACACACTCCACCATCGAACTCGAAGCAACGCTAGCGCAGAAACTGCAGCAGATAATAAGTAAGAAGAACCTACCCGTCGAAGAAGAGCCTATCGAAGCAGAGTGGAGCGAAGCCGAGTGATAGACGAGACAGAAATGCAGGAAGCCTTGGCGCTCGCCAGCCCCGCAGAAAAAATCGAGCTACTACGGCTTGTAGAGGAGATAGAGAAGAGGAAGACAAGGGACACCGCACAAGGAGATTTTCTTTTTTTCGTCAAAACGCAGTGGCCAGACTTTATCGAAGGTGCTCATCACAGAAGAATTGCCAAGCTGTTTAATGACATTGCCGAAGGTAAGAAGAAGCGAATCATCATCAACCTCGCTCCGCGTCATACCAAATCTGAGTTTGCGTCTTATCTGTTCCCGGCATGGTTCCTAGGTAAGTTTCCTAAGAAGAAGATCATGCAGGTGTCGAACACGGGGGAGTTGGCGGAAGGATTTGGTAGAAAAGTGCGAAATCTGCTGGATACTGAAGAGTATCGTTCCATATTTCCCGAAGTGGAGCTTCGCTCAGATTCCAAGGCAGCAGGGCGATGGAATACAAATTACAACGGGGAATACTACGCTTGCGGTATCGGTGCAGCGCTAGCAGGGCGAGGTGCTGACATTGCCATTATTGACGACCCACATACTGAAGCCGAAGCGCTAACAGCTATTTTTAATCCCGGTGTGTACGATAAAGTTTACGATTGGTATACATCAGGTGTTCGGCAGCGTCTGCAGCCGGGTGGGGCCATCATCATCGTACAAACTCGCTGGTCACTCCGTGACCTCACAGGGCAGATTCTGGAAAACTCACAGAACAAAAAAGGTACAGATCAGTGGGAGGTGTTTGAGTTTCCCGCGATTATGCCGTCAGGCAAATCTCTCTGGCCGGAGTTCTGGAGCATTAAAGAGTTAGAGGCAATTAAAGCGGAACTCCCTGCGGGCAAATGGCAGGCGCAGTACCAACAGAACCCCACCAGTGACGAAACCGCGATCATCAAGCGGGACATGTGGAACACATGGAAAAAGGATAAGCCTCCAAAGTGCGAGTACACGTTGATGAGTTTCGACTGTGCCTTTGAAGCCAAGCAGACGGCAGACTATAGTGCTATGACGCTGTGGGGAGTGTGGTACAACGAAGAAGAGATGGAAGAGTGCGTCATTCTTCTGGACGCGTGGCGAGGTAAGCTGGAGTTCCCAGAGTTGAAGGCAAAGGCATTGGAGCTATATAAAGAGCATGAGCCTGACAGCGTAATCATAGAAAAAAAGGCCAGTGGTGGACCCTTAATATACGAACTAAGAAAGATGGGTATCCCCGTGCAGGAGTTCACGCCCTCAAGAGGTAACGACAAAATAGCCCGCCTCAATGCTATCGTAGACGTATTCGCTTCCGGCAAGGTGTGGGCACCCGACAGGCGTTGGGCTGAGGACGTGATTGAAGAGACAGCGAGTTTTCCAAACGGACGCCACGACGACTACGTAGACACCCTGAGCCAAGCCCTCAATCGTATCCGAAAAGGAGGGATGGTAAGAACCAAACACGACGAAGATGATGAAGCCGACAGTTGGCGATATAGAAAATTAGCAGCTTATTACTAGGAGGAGAGAATGAATTTAGAAGAAGCCCTGTTGGAAGTACAAAAAATAACACGTCACATGGGAAAACCAAAAATGTCAGCAGCAGAATACAACGCATGGGAGAAGTACATTAAAGAAGAGTACGCCGATGCAGAGAACGAATTAGTAAAAGAAACAGAAAAAAGAGAAAGCGCAGAGAAAAAAGCTAACGACTACCAAGTAGGTGGGTCACACTACAAAGACAAACGAGTGCAGCCGTGGGATGTGATCGACACTCTGCCTCATGCACAGGCTATCGGCTTTTACAAGGGCAATGCGATCAAGTATATAATGCGGGCTGGAGATAAAGGCCCAGCAAAGGAAGACTACGAAAAGGCCAAACATTATCTCACCAAGCTCCTCGAAATTTTATAGGACACAACACATGGCAATTCTCCCTCTTAGCAACGTCGATAAAGCTCTGTTACCGGAGTCACCGCTCCTTCAGGACAATGACGAAGAGCCCATTGAAATCATTATCGGTGATCCAGAGGGAGAGTTGCTTGAGTCTGTAGAGGTAGAGATTGACGAGGAGCCTTCGTTCGACGCGAATTTGGCGGAGTACCTTGCTGAGTCTGCTCTCACTTCCCTTGCCTCCGAACTCCTCACCGACTTTGACAACGACAAGAACGCTCGTAAAGAGTGGGAACAGACCTATGTAGATGGGCTAGATTTGTTGGGTCTGCAGTTGGAAGAGAGAACAGAGCCTTGGAATGGTGCCTGTGGGGTGTATCACCCGATGTTGACGGAAGCGGCGATTAAATTCCAAGCTGAGATGATTGCAGAAACCTTTCCTGCACAGGGTCCGGTAAAGACCAAGATTGTGGGGAAAGAGACGCGAGAGAATGAGGAGGCCGCTGCCCGCGTTGCAGAGGATATGAATTACCAGCTGACTGAAAAGATGCAGGAGTTTCGACCAGAGCACGAAAAGATGCTGTGGAGTCTCTCCCTTGCTGGTGCTGCGTTCAAAAAGGTCTACTTCGACCCCTCCCTCAATAGACAAGTCAGTATGTTTGTACCGGCAGAAGACTTGTACATCCCCTATGGGGCCAGTGATGCGCGAACTGCGCCACGAGTCACGCACTTGATGCGTAAAACCGAGAACGAAGTCAGAAAACTGCAGTATGCAGGGTTCTATAGAGACGTAGACCTTGGAGAGCCAAGCAAAGATTTAGATGAAATTCAGTCTCGAAAGGATGAGGCAGACGGATTCAGTGCGATTAACGACGATAGATTTAGGCTTTTAGAGATTCACACCGAACTCGACTTAGAAGGGTTTGAAGATATCGACCCAGAAACCGAGGAAGAGACGGGAATTGCCCTACCTTTTGTCGTTACGGTAGAGAAAAGTACCCAGAAAATCCTCTCAATTCGCCGTAATTGGGACGAATATGACCCTCTGAAGCGGGCTAAACAGCACTTCGTGCAATACACCTATATACCGGGCTTTGGAGCCTATGGCTATGGTCTGATTCACTTGGTCGGTGGGTTTGCGAAGAGCGCCACCAGTATTGTCCGTCAGCTAATCGACGCAGGTACGCTATCCAACCTCCCCGGGGGACTCAAGACCAAGGGAATGCGGGTTAAAGGTGATGATACTCCCATCATGCCGGGTGAATGGAGAGATGTAGACGTAGCGAGTGGGACTGTGCGGGATAACATTATGCCGCTGCCCTATAAGGAGCCTTCCGCTACGCTGTTCCAACTGCTCCAGAACGTAGTCGAAGAGGGCCGCAGGCTGGCAGCGGTAGCTGACGTAAAGTTTGACTCCATGAGCGGAGAGGCTCCGGTCGGTACGACACTGGCTATTTTGGAGCGGACGCTCAAGGTCATGAGTGCAGTACAGGCGCGTGTCCACTATGCGATGGCGCAGGAGTTCAAACTCATTGCTCATCTTATTAAGGAGTACACCGCACCGACGTATGAGTACAATCCTGACTATGGTGTAGGGCCAGAAGCGAAGAAAGCGGACTATGAAGTTGTTGAGGTCTTACCTGTCTCTGACCCGAACGCGGCGACAATGGCGCAGAGGATTATTCAGTATCAGGCAGCTATACAGCTGGCCCAGCAATCTCCGCAAATTTACGATCTACCCGTTCTCCACAGACAAATGCTGGAGGTGATGGGGATAAAAGACGCGGATAAGATCGTTAAAACGGACGATGATTTGGTGCCTACCGATCCTGTGACTGAGAACATGGACATCATGAATCAGGAGCCGGTAAAAGCCTTTATTGAACAGGATCACGCCGCTCATTTGGCTGTACATCAATCAGCCATGCAAGACCCTAAGATTGCACAGGCAATCGGACAAAACCCACAAGCGCAAGCCATCATGCAAGCTGCACAAGCGCATATCATGGAGCATCTTGCCTTCCAGTATAGAAGAGAAGTAGAAGCACAGTTGGGTATGCCCCTGCCTGATCCAGAGCAGAAAATGGATGCAGAAACGGAAAGGCAACTCAGTGTTATCTCCGCGCAAGCGGCAACACAGGCGCTTCAACGGAATCAGGCAGAATCGCAGGCGCAGATTGCTCAACAGCAAGCGCAAGACCCCATCATTCAGATGCAGATGCAAGAGCTTCAGCTTAAACAGCAAGAGGTACAGCAGAAGTATCAGATTGAGATGGCTAAGCTACAAAACGAAATGCAGATAGCCATGATGAATAATGAGAACAAACTCATGATTCAGGGCGAAAAGGACAAATCAGCCAGTGCCATGAAGAGTGTGGATGTCGGGCTTAAAGTCGCTGAGAAAGTTTATGGCGCAGGAGAAAAGGCAGACGACAGAGCCTTTGGCGCAGAAGAAAAGGAAAGAGATAGAGCGTTTAATACTGCACAAGGCGAAGCGCAACGTACAGCACAACCAAAAAAGGAGCCTAAATGAACGCGCTAGAGCTAGCTATCAAGGAGTTTGATGACATGATCGAATCGCGCAAGAACGCGCTGGCAAGAGGTCATGCTAAAGATTATGCTGAGTATCAGCATATAGCCGGGGTGATTACGGGTCTAGCCACGGCCAATGAGAGACTGAAAGACCTGCTTAAATATCAAGAGGAACTGTAATGGAAAACGCAGCACTATCTGCCGCTAACATCGACGTTGAGAAAACCAAGGAAACGAGCGAAAGCTTGGCAACACAACTGCCTGATCCTGTGGGGTACAAAATCCTCGTCGTTAAGCCTGAAATCGAAGAAAAGACGGAAGGGGGTATTCTCAAGCCTAAAGACTTTCTTCGCCGGGAAGAAGCAGGAGCCGTAGTCGGTTTTGTGCTTAAAGTAGGGGACATGGCTTACGCAGATAAGGAAAAATTCCCAACAGGGCCGTGGTGTAAAGAAGGTGATTTTGTGTTGATCGGGGCTTATCGCGGTTCTCGATTCAGCGTAAATGGGAAAGAATTTGTCATGGTAAATGACGATATGGTGGAAGGCGTTGTGGCCGATCCTCGCGGAATAAACCGCGCTTACTAAACATAGGACACAGACTATGCAAACAGAAAAAATTGGTGATGATCTTGAAGTAGGTACGGAACTTCCAGAGGTGGAAGTTGAAATTGTTGATGATACTCCTGAAGAAGACAAAGGCCGAGAGCCGCTTAAAGCGGAGAAGGACGAACAGGAGGACGAGCTAGAGAATTATTCTGAGAAGGTGCAGAAACGCATCAATCAGTTGAATCATCGCTACCACGACGAGCGTAGAGCGAAAGAAGTGTTGGTTAGGCAGAATGAAGAAGCTATCCGCCTTGCCCGGACTGTCTATGAAGAAAATGAAAGGTTGAAGCAGACGCTTAGCTGGGGCCAGCAAGAATACGCCCGTGAAGCTGAAGCCAAGATTGACTACGCTCAGAAGCTGGCAGAGGACAAATATCGCAAAGCCTACGAAACAGGCGACACCGATGGAGTCTTGGAAGCGCAGAGAGAACTGAATGATACGGCTATTCAAAAAGCGCAGCTTCAAAACCAGATATCTAGTGCAGTCCAACAAGCCTCTTTACAACAGCAAAACAATACTGTATATAGTCAACCCGAACAACAGTATTATGAGCAACCCGCACCGGCACCTCGTGATTCCCGCGCAGAAGATTGGGCGTCACGCAACCCTTGGTTCGGTAAGGATGAGGAAATGACCTCATTCGCCTATGGGCTGCATCAGAAACTTGTAAACAACGGTATTGATCCGACTTCCGATGAGTATTATCAGAAGATCGACAACCGCATCCGAGAAGTTTTCCCGCAAAACTTCCAAAAGTCACGGAAATCGTCAGCTGTGGCTCCCGCTTCCAGAAGCACTGGCAGCAAGAAAGTGACGCTAACCGCCAGTCAAGTGGCAATCGCAAAACGTCTTGGTGTACCTTTAGAAACTTATGCCAAGTATGCAGCAAAGGAGATGAACAATGCCTAATCCAGTTGGAAGACCCCCACGCTCAATGGAAACACGGGAAAATGAAATGCGTCAGGTTTCTTGGAAACCTGCTTCGGACCTCCCTGTGCCTGAACCGCAAGACGGATATGTATTCCATTGGAAACGCGCATCAATGATGGGTGAAGCGGACCATCGCAATATGGCGCAAGCCAGACGCGAAGGATGGGAACCCTGTAAGGCAGAAGATCATCAAGAATTTGCGAATGACCTTGTAGCTTTTGGGCTACAAGCTACTGGACTGATAGAAATTGGCGGATTGGTTCTGTGTAAGACAACGGCGGAAAACGCCGCAGCGCGTAAAGCGTACTATGAAAACCGGACCCGATCCGATATGCAGTCGGTTGACAACAACTTCCTGCGTGAAAGTGATCCTAGGATGCCTCTCTTTTCCGAGAAGCAATCTAAAGTGTCTTTTGGTCGCGGTGCCTAAGTAAAGTTAGGGCCGCACAGTAAACTTTTAGGAGTTAATTATGGCTTATCCTGCTGTTGGTGGCCCTTATGGGCTTTTGCCGATCAATCTGGTCGGCGGGCAAGTATACGCTGGTGCAACTCGGTCTTTGCCGATTGCCTCTAGCTATGCTAAAAACATTGGTTTCGGTGATACCGTCTCCATCATCTCTACTGGCTATATCAACCGTGTAGATTCTTCTACGGGTGCAGCGAGTACCTTCCCGATCCGTCCGGTCGGTATCTTCTTGGGTTGTTCTTACACTGACCCGACTCTGAAGTACAAGGTCTTTAAGCAGTATTGGCCTTCTGGAACCGTGGCTTCTGATGCAGTAGCAATTATTGCTGACGATCCCGATATTCTGATGAAGGTCGCCGTTGTCAACAACAGCGCTGTTGTTGTGGCTTCAAGTGGTCTGACTCTGGCCAATATCGGTGAAAATGTTGGTTACTACCTGAAGGCCGACACCGGCATTTGGGCAGATGGTGTAAACACCGCAACCGGCAATAGCACTCTGGCTATTGATAAAAATACTCTTGGCACGACCAATTCTTTGCCGTTCCGCATTGTCGATACGATCAAAGAAACGGCTCTGTCTGATGGTACTTTCTGTGAGGCTGTTGTGGCATTCAATGCTCCGTACACCTCTATCTCTCAGTTGGCTACCTCTCCGTTCACTGTCACTGCGGCAGTAGCTGGTGGTCATCAGTACCGTAACCCTACTGGCGTTTAAGGAGTAATAATCAATGGCTGCTATTTCACGCGCTCAACTACTTAAAGAACTCTTGCCGGGGCTTAACGCCCTCTTCGGTCTGGAATATGACCGTTACGGTGAGGAATGGAAAGAACTGTTTGAAATCGAGAGTTCCGAGCGTTCTTTTGAAGAAGAACAGAAGCTGTCTGGTTTTGGTGCTGCTCCGGTTAAGAACGAAGGTTCTGCTATCGCATACGACACCGCACAGGAAGCTTGGTCCACTCGCTATACCCACGAAACCATTGCTCTGGGCT